GCTTTCTTTTTTTTGTTTTCAGGTTGTAAAGCAAAACTAGGCCCTGCATCCATTTGCACACCTTCATATTCTCCTAGCCCTAATTGGTCAGCTACCCAAAACCAAACTTTTTGGTCCTTTTTAATTATGTTATCTATAAGTGAAAGTAAATCTATTTTGTTTTCAGGAGTCACTAATGACATTTCATAAGACTCCTCAAATTCAATTTGTTTTCTTTGTTTAATAGAAGGTTTATTAATTGCAGTAGGATTACCTATCGGAGCAGTTGATTCAAGCATACTAACATCCCTAGAACTTATGACCTCACCCGATGCAACCTTACCTGACACTGTGTTCAGTAGGTCTATTATACCCTCGTCTGTAAACTTTTGTGCA